GTTCTCACTAGCGTGTGAAATTACTGGCGGTATTTGGTTTTCATATACGGATTTGTCTAATGTTCCTGATTGGTAACATTGAACCGAACCATGCCATATATCAACTGCTCCTGATGGAGTTGCGTTATATAAAGTAGCACGATATTCAGAACTTACCATTGCACCACTTATACTTGCAGTAAATGCTAGCATACTTTCGTATCCGTTATAAGTTATGTTAGACATTTGCATAGTTGAATTTTGCAATGTAAACATATCTTGCAATGACATTGTGAATTCATTTGATGTAGATGCCGTTGGCTCTGTTCTAAAGGTATATGAGTTGCTCTGTGATATGTGATAGGTCAGCATTATCTAGTATTTAGTATATTAAAAACACCAGTTTATCTAAAAATAGTTATCACAATAAAAAAACCCCACTCATTTGAGTAGGGTCTAATATTTTAATTCGTTATATTAATTACGAACCATAAACGATAGTTGGTTGAACCGTTAAACCTGCGAATGCGTTATTTACTGTGCTTCCAGATAAGAATAAACCAGGTTGTTGTTCCATACCTGTGAAAGTAATTGAATAACCGAAAAGGTCACCCAATGCTCCACCTGTTTGAATTGTTCCTGCAGTTACATCACATCCTTCTTTATTACCAAGTAATAATGCTTCACCATTTAATGTCCAAATTACAATCTTTGGTCTACCGTATGCCATCAATTTTAATTGAGTAGTCATTTCGTTAGTCAACTTCTTTAAGTTAAGAGTTAATTCTTGAGAGAAGAAGGTTGTTCCATTGTCTCTTGAAGTGTTAACTGTTTCTGTGTAAGAAGAATTTCCTTTAAGTTCATAATAATACGCTGAACCACTTGTGTTTAATGCAGTTACCAAATCGTTAGCGTCTAAAGTTGCAGAACCTGTGTAGAAGTTCAAGAAGTAAACTCCTTGTAAACCACCAACCGACTCTTTACAAACTTCTTTTCTACCAGCTGATACTGTGCAAATTCCTGATGTGTAAGCCATATTATTTTAATTTAATTTGTTTGTTAAAAAGGGTGAGTGTTTCTACCCACCCTTTAATTATTTTTTAGTAAGCTCCGTAGTATACGATGTCTTGACCTACACCAAACTGAACACCAGCAGTGTATCTCATGATGATACGATAGTTTTGTGAACCATCAATGTTAGCCATGTCGATAACTTTTACTTCGTTGTAATCACTCATTAAACCTGTTCCGAAGAATAAGTTTGATTTTTGTGCTGCAACGATTTTAGAATCAGACATACCTGGACATAATACCATATCAATACCATTGAAGTTGTATGGCTTAGAACCAATAGTGAATTGGTTGTCATAACCATTTGCACCAACGTTAGTTAAACCATTAGCTAAACCATTTGAAGTTAAACCAGCAGTTGCTAATTGGTAAGCTTTAGCTACGTTCGTAGGAACATAAAGAACTAAATCTTGTTTACCATAAACAGTTGTTGGAATAGTTTCAACGATAGATTGTAATTTTTGGATTACGTTTAAAGATGTGATACTACCAGAGATGATAGCAGAACCGCTACCAGTTAATCTTGCAGGTAATACGTCTGTTGCACTTCCTGATAATACTGAGTTACCTAAGATAACTTGGAAACCATCAAATTGACCATTAGTTGCGTCTTGACCTTGCCAAATAGCGATTTCAGTAGCTTGTGCAACGTTTCCGCCAACATAGCTCACCAAGAAATCTGTAAAGTTCTTTGGAATTTCATCAAAAGCTGAAAAACCTAAAGACAGGGCCTCCCATGAAGCTACGAAGTTTTGCTTACATAATTGTAAGTTAACTTGAAACTCTTGAGGAACTAATACTCTTTCAGAGATAGATGCTGTTGCACTTGGAGTAAAATCACAAGATGCATCAGAGATTAAAGAAGATAAGGCTAATTTTTGAATTACGCTTTTGTATTTTACATTCGGCATAATTGTAACTAACTTCTTATCCAATGTGTTTGCACTTAACAACGCTGCTGCGATGTAGCCAGATGCAGCCTCACCTGTGTAGGTGGTGTTGTTGATTTCTGGTTGTGCGAATTTTTGAATTTTGTTCATTGTTAATTCGTTTTTTTTGTTAATATTTTTATTTATAAAGTTTAGATAAGAAAGTGGATTGTGCATCCTGTGTTTTCTCACCATAATTTTTTCTGTTTGTGTTGAACTTATGTGCTACACTAGCTTCTTCGATTGGAGCACCATCTAATTTAGGTAACTCTTCTTCATCAACTTCAGCCATTTTAATTCCTGCTACTTCTTCGTTAACTGTTTGGTCAACTGGAGGCATCATTGCATCTTCCATTTTCATTATTTTTGCAGCCATTTCTTCAATTCTATATGACATGTCTTCCATTTTTTTAGCCATATCACCTAAATTGATTTCAACTTCTGAGTCATCACCTGCTTCATCTTCTGCTTCTGTATCTTCCGGTAAAGGAGCTACATCTTCAGTTACTTCAGCCATTTGAGTTCCAGATTTTACTTGACCTTTAGAGTCAGGCATTACATTCTTTTCATCTTCATTACCAACTGAAGGAATTGGTTCAGTTTTAATTTTTTCTGCATCTGCATCAGCCATTTCAACATTTTCTCTTTCAACGATTTTACCGTCTTCAGCTTTTACTTTTAAAAGAGTTTCGTTGCCCTCTGTATCTTTCAACTTTAAATCGTGAAAGCCATTCGGTGCTGGAGTTTTAGTTCCATCTTCTGAAACTACAAACAAGTCTTCACCAACATCAAATGTTTTTGATTCAACTATTGTTCCATCTGCTAATTTTGCATAAGTTAAAGCAATTTCTTCTGTCAATGACAACATTTGCATTATCTTATTCAATACTGTTTTTGAGTTCATATTATTAATTGTTTATAAGGTAAAAACACCTTTAGTTAAAAAAATCGTTATTTTTAGTTTATGTCTGTTTGATTATTTAATATTGTATCATCTGCTACACTTACTTCCGTAAATATCCAACCATTTTCTATGGCTAACATATATGATGTAGGATTGTTTAATACATACAATTCTCTTACATCTTTAATTAATTTTAGTGCTATCATACTTTAATTTTTAATATCCGAAACGAGCTTTTTGTGCATCCCACTCAGTAGTTACATCTGTTGCATCTAATAATTTACCATTCCACAATTTGAATATTGCTACATCACCATAAAAAGGTAATGGCCCTCCAAATGGATTAGATGGGTTATTACAACCAACATATAATTTAGCGTATTCATTTATTGCACCACTATACATACCTGTAATAGTCTTATATAAACTGCCATTAACATACATCTTAACATCACCATTACTTCCGTTTCTAGTTACTACAACTTGTCTCCAAACATTTATATCTGTTGATTTTTTATATGTAACACTATCACCATATGCAGGTATAATATATTGTAAACGAATACCACCTACTCTTTCATAAAGCATATTATCATTTAGGCCACTATCACCATATGCACAACTTAATGAACCTAAATCATAATTAGGGTCATTCAATAATCCCCATTCATATGAAGAATAATAATTACCATCACTACTTGGTCCTTGATATCTATGCCATATTTCGGTGCTGATATCACCAGTTCCTGCATTCGTATTACTTAATGAAGTATTATTTGCATAAACAGATGTTGAATTAGGAAAATAAAATGAGCCAGTTGTTGAATTATAAGAAGGACTACCATTAAGTGTTAAGTTATTGCTATTACCACTTAAATCAGACCATGTAGTTCCTGTTCCACTATATGAGGATGCATTACCTGCATCGACCCATACTTTTAAATATGGGTCAGATGGTGGTGCTGGTGCTGCTGCTTTAATTGCCTGTCTATTAAATCCAAAGTTTTGAAATATCATTATACCATTTTTAATGTTGATACTACATTTACTTTTGAAGAGTTAAACGCTACAAAAGATAATATGTCTGTTTGTCCACTTACACTTGCAGTATATAAACTACCTGATGGTTGTAATACATTAGGACTAAATGTTATTGTTGCCGCAGTTGAACCACTCAATGATAAGGTTGATGTTACTCCACCTTTTAAGTTAGTTACATTTATATTCAATGGACTTACACTTGCAGTTAATTCAAAATAGTTACCTGCTGATAAATCCATAGAAGCAGTGTTAGATGAAATAGACATTGATACTACATTACCATAAACACTACCTGTAAATTCTGCATTACCTATTACAAATAATTCAGTTGCGTTTGATGAACTTAATATCAAACTACCTGTCATTGTAGTCGAACCACTTATATTTAAAGTTCCCTCTATGAATGTATTTGAACCACTATCGATTAAGAATCCTGTCTTTCTTGCAGATGTTGTAGTTCCTGTTCCTACTGAAAATACTGTATCAGATGATTTGTTTCTTCTACCATCGTCAGCTGCAAATCTACCAAAGAATGCAGAACCATGAGATGTTAAATCACTTGCTGCAGAACTTGCACTAACTATTAATTGATATCCAGCTACAATACTTTTATAAAAATTACTATAATTATTTATTCCACTTATTCTAGTTGTTGATACATCAGCAAAAATAGTATTGTTTGCTCCCGCAATTAAGTTATCATTCAATTGAGGTTGTGTAGTTACACCTGATTGTTGTGCACCTTGTAAAGTAATTGTATTTGTATTACCTGCAATAGTATTTCTTTGTGCAGTAACTAAACCAGTTCCTGCAGAAGAAGTATAATAGTTATTATTAAAAGTAAATGCACCATCATTGATTGTATTACCACTAAATGTTATTGCTGATGAACTTAATTGTAATGATACAACTCCATTGATATTATTATTAGCTAATGTAGTTGTGCTACCTGTTAATGCACTTTGATTTGCAATTAAAGTGACAGTTCCTGCAATATAGTTTCCAGTAAAAGATAAACCTGAAGTTAATTTAGTTGCTGAGTTAGGTTCGGCCGCTCCAATATTTAATGTTCCTAAAATATTATTTTGGTTAATAGACCATGCAGAAGAACTAACAGGCCCTCTCATAGTAACCGTTCCTGCTAAATAGTTTGCATTCATTGAAGGTGAGAATCCCATTGAGCCAGTTATACTTGGAACAGATGCAACACCAACAAAGTTATTATTATTACCGCCTATGTATCTTTTAAATCCTGCTACAGCTGCAGATTGATTACTGAATATATTTCCACTACCTGATATAATTGTATCAGCTGTACTATTGTCAAATTTAAATATTAAGTTTGTTTGATTACTTGCAGATGCAGTAAAGTGCGCAGATGCAGATGTGAATGTTTTAGCTACTAACATTAAACTACCTGATGCAGGAACTAATGTTGATGTGTTACTTGCTCCATCTTGTAGAGTTTGATTTCCTATAAAGACATTCGAACCTGTCGTTGCATAACTTCCAGTTAATGCACTTATACTTGCAACCGATGCACTGAATGATGCAGTTGTAGTTTGTAGTGTATTCCATTTAGTATCATTACTTGCAGTGTATGTATTTAATGATGTCAAAGGAACTGCATCTAAGAATGAAGATGTAGAAACCAATGTGGTTATATTATTAGCATTACCAACTAAGATGTATCCTGTTTGTAAAGATGCAGTTAGTGTTCCGCTTAAATTTAAACTACTTGCTGAAATATATCCAGATGAAGTTATATTGTTTACTAATAATAAGTCTTGATTTGGATTGTATTTTAAACCACCATCTAAATATATTGCCTGTGTTCCTGTTGAGCTATCCGTAAAGGTCACAAAGTGTTGTAAGTTTTGTGTTGATATAGAAGTAGATACTGCTAATGCTACCGATGCTGTTGCAACAGACATTGAACTAGTCTGTGCATTAGTTATATAACTTCCAGTTTGTCCACCTAATGTATTCCATTTAGTATCATTAGATTGAGTATATGCGTTGAATGAAGAAGTTTGTAAAAATCCTAATCCTACTATCTGTGCACTACCTGAAACTGTACCCGTTGGAACACCACTACCACTTACATCAGGAATATTCACACTAAATTGTGTTGTATCTCCTTTAGTGAATGTTAAGTTTCTAGTCCCATTATCAAATGATGCAGTTACTAATGCTAAACTTGCAGATGCAAATAAAGATGCAGTTGCACTATTCAATGATGTTAAAGGAACTTGTCCTGGTAAATTTGTTAATCCACTACCATCACCTTTAAAGAAAGAAGCAGTTACTGCTCCTGTTACTGATATAGATGAAGATACTGCAAACTTATATGCTGCAGGTAAAAACATTGTGATATCAGAAGATGCATTTTTACTTTGTATATTATCTACATAAGCAGTTGCACCTTGAAAATAAGTTCCTTTGATTTCAGCTGATGCAGATATACTTGTAAAGTTTTGTTGAATTGTAAATGCATTAGTTGCGTTAGTTACTGCAAAACTACCTGTCTCACTTTCTGTAATCCAACTGCCTGATTGTGAACCTATGTTAGAAAACTTTTGGTCAACCGATGCAGTGTATGTAGCAAGTGTAGAGTTCTTTGTATTTTGAGATGCAGTGAATGCATTTAATGATGTAATATCAGTTGTTTGTGCACTACCTGTATTAACAGTTACTGCAAATGTTGTATTGTCACCTTTAGTAAAAGTTAATGTATTTAAGTTTACACTAGCAGTAATTAAAAATGAACCACTTTCAGATTCAGTTACCCAACTACCAGACTGTGTTCCTAAATTACTCCACTTTGTATTATTAGATGAAGTATAAGCATTTAGTGATGCAGTTACATTTGCAAGTGTTGAATCTTTTGTTTCTTGTGATGAAGTGAATTGATTTATGCTAGATGTAAATTGATTAACACTAGCAGTTAATTGATTGAAAGAAGATGTCGTTACTAAATTGTTTGTATTAACCGATATAGTTGCAACACCAGCATTAAGACTTGCACTAATGTTTGAACCACTAAAGTTCAATGCAGTTGCGTATCCTTGTAAGATACCTTCATCTAATATAGGTAATGCTACTGATGCAGTGATGCCTGTAATAGAACTACCATCACCATAAAACTTTGATGCTGATATCCAACTACTAGCACTAATAGATGTAAATGAATTTGCTTGAGTGAAGTCATTACTACCTGTTGTGATAGCAAAACTACCTGTATTCAAACTATCAACCAATGTATCTATTACACCTTGGTTATAATTTCTAAGTATTTCTGGAGTTATCGCACCTGTCGTATTATCTGGAAATGATGACTGATTAGATGCTGATAATTGATTTTTAGTTAATATTGACATATGAG